ATAAACAAGAATTTACCTATTCAGATTTTAAGCAAGAACTATTTGATTCATTTCCCGATTTTATTAAGGAAAAGATAGTAATATCAAAAGAATACCAATCATTAAATCAAGATACTGATGAAGGACTCCCATTTTAATGATATAACAAACAATGTAATTCAGGGGATGACTGATCCCCTGATTGCATATGCTGAACTTAAAGAATACAAACGTGAGATTGACCAAGCAATTAAGGACATTGAACCCATTGCATTGGAGGAATCAGAGAAATACGGCAAGTCCTTTGAACTGCATGGTGTAAAGTTTGAACGTCGTAATGGTGCAACACGCTATGATTTTAAACACATTGAGCAATGGCAAATGATGCACCAAGAACTCAAAAACTTTGAGATGCAATCGAAACAAGCACTTGCAGCAATGAAGCATGGTGCAAATTATATTGATGAACATGGTGAACAAATACCAGTTCCAAAATTAACATACGCAAAAGATTCACTTATAACAAAATGAAAAACGTTCACCCCTACTTAATACCAGCCTTTGATGTTTATGAGATAAACAAACAATTGTCTGATTACACAACACCTGATGCAATCAAATATCAGATTGCAAAATATTATGCAAAGAAACCAATTATTAAAGTGTTGTATGGTCAATTGACTGCAAATGATATGCAAGAAATTATCTTGTCAAAGACACGTAAACAAGAAATTATTCGACCACGTTACACAACAATTTATTTTTTGCGTAACATTTTAAATCTTAAACTTGCAACCATTGGTAAGATAATGGGATTTCGTGACCACTCAACAATCATACACGCTTTAAAGAGTTATGAAAGTTGGTGTGAGTATGACAAACCATTGTTTGAAGATCACATTCAAATGTGTTCAGTGTTTAAAGTACCAAACCGAATCCAGTTCCAAAGATGAACCCATTAATTAAACTTTATTTGTTATCACTTGAGATGATTCCATTGTTGGATGATGTCGAAATAAATGGCGTTAGGGTACAACGTGACATAAAACGTGTATCACGTACGCTTGAATCTTTTGTTGTGGATGCTTGTGACTTGCTTGACAAACAAGATACCAAGAATGAAATCCATGATAAACTGGTGACTAACTTTGGAAAGTTAATGGATAGTTTAACTGAAGAAAATATTGTGAATTTATGATTTTTCATTTATTGTTTATTTATTTATTCCAACCCACATCATCACCTGATGGTGTGGTAAGGGATAATTTAGTTGATGCAATCATTTATGTTGAATCACGCAACAATCCAAAGGCTTGGAACAAACGCGAAGATGCTTGTGGTGTTTTGCAGATTAGACCAATCATGATAAAAGATGTTAATCGTATTTTAAAACGCAATCAATACACCTTAAATGACCGATGGAATAAAACAAAATCCATTGAAATATTTTATATTATACAAGAATATTATTCACCCAATGGAACGCCTGAACGCATTGCACGTGTTTGGAATGGTGGACCAAATGGACATAACAAACCGCAAACACTTACCTACTGGCATAAAGTAAAACAACAATTATGAAATACTATATCATCACACTTGGATTTGTATTGATCGTTGCATTATTAATGATTAACGATTTAACACGTATGAAAAACATTGAACCGCCTATCCTTACAAATACCGATACAATCTATTTGCAATTGGATAGTTTAGAAAAACAATCCGATACAATCAAACTATATTATGAAAAAGAAATATCTAATTATTATATCCTTCCTCCTACTGAACGCATTAAGCTATTCTCAAACCGCATTAATAGATGAAAAAACTGGTGATACTTTGGTTGCTATTACCTTGCATCAAATGGATGATATTTATGTTGAACTCATTCAAAAAGATTCTCTTATTGCTCAATCGAAAATAAACGCGTTTAAAGAACTTAAATATATTGAGTTGATAGATAGTACACGAACTAACTTTAAACGCACTCAACACGCTTTAAATGACCTTAACGAACGTTATGATGTTGTGTTGACCAGCAACCAAAGGCAACAACATAAACTTAAACGTTCACGCCAATCATTGATCATTGCAATTGGTGTTATTGCTTTGCAAATTATTTTAAAATAATGTTTTGTATTTAATTATTGTACATTATATTTGTACTCATAATGAAGTTTACAAATCAATATCCAAAGAATGAAATCACAATTGAAACAACAACAAAAGTTGGTTCATTATTACACGACAATAATTCAGTTGTTCACTATAGGCACTATCAGGGTTATTTAGATAAAATTGATCATATAACATTATCAGGTTCCAAAAATGCTTGGTATGGAATAAAAACTGATTTTATGTATGATAAAACAATCAACAAACTTAAACCTTTTTATATTGATGAGTTTGGTCGTAAAATGATTGTTAAAATATTATCTTAAAATAAGTGTGTAAACCTTGCCACCTGACCATGCTCTTTGTGGTGCAGAAATCCTTCGAGAGCCTTCATTGACAAATATCCTTGTTTTTTATGCCATGAGTCTGTACCGCTAGGTGACCGCAATGACTCTATATTTACCGAAGTTATATCTTTTGAGATTTTGTGGTGAACATGATGGGTATATATGTATCGATGCTTTGTGTTTGCCCAATATTCTTTTGCCTCAACTGCCATAAGCAATGGAAGGTCGTTCATCTTTGCTCCATCCCCATGAGTTGTGCCTATAACATTTTGACCATACTGAAAATATTTTCTATGTGCAATTGAACAATCAAAGGTCATATTCTTATTGTTTCTGAACCACGTTTGAATGACATCCGCTAAAAAAAACCCACTTTGATAGTCATGGTTTGATGGATTAAATGTGAAGTGTACATCAGCTAATGGAAGTAACATTTCAAGGACATCAACATAAACTTGTTTTGCCATAAGAAAGTTTGAATACCACATTCCATCCGTATCTTGTGGAGTTCCTGCGGTTGTTTTATGTGGGCTATCAATATGCAATATATCATTGCCACCAATAAAAAGTATTTGGTCTATGTTATACCCACGTGACTTGTCAATAATTCCTTGCACACCTTCCTTTACTCTTTGCACTGCAATGTTTGTGTTGTAGTCCTCACCAGTTTCAAATGCTTCACAAAGTTTACCAATGTGAACATCCGCTGGATCAACAACCAGCAAATGACCATCTTGTATTTTGGTCCTTGTTAATGGTGGATATATTGGTGCATAATCTTTTAAATCATTAATTAGTTGTTCACGAATTTTATCATAATCAACTGCACCTTCAAAATCAGGATTCTTAAAAAATAGTGATGTGTCTTTGCTTTTAACCCAACCATGTTTGACGTTGTGAGTTGGCACACCAGCCATTTCACAATAAGAATCAATTTTGGATTTTAAATTTAAGAAGTATTTTTTAACTGATGATTGTTTTTTCCCAGTTAAATCTCCAACACGTTTGTAATATTCAACGCGTTGTTCATTATCAAATTGTGGATACTTGTTAAAAATTTCAACCCATTCATCCGAATAAATCCTTTTCATTTTCTACATTATATGATGGGCACGCTTTGTTTGAAAACTCGTTGTGTCCATGTATTGTCACGTCAGGATAGCAACCTTTTAACTTTTTTACAAGTCTAATTATTGAATCCTTTTGTGCTTTTGTTCTTGTGTCCTTTGGTGTTTTGCCATCTGCTTCAACCCCACCAACATATGCAATCCCTATTGAATATTTGTTTTCACCTCTAGTGTGACTTCCCATTAATTCAATTGGTCGACCAGCATTTATGTTGCCTTTAATATCAATGACATAATGATAACCACAATCCGACCATCCACGTGCCAAATGCCATTTTCGTATTGTATCAACGCTGATGTCATCCCCTTCACGTGTTGCAGTGCAATGAATAATTATCTTATGGATTGCCCTCATAGTTGTTTTTTTACATCTTTAATCTTGGAAATCATTTGCTTGAATTTATCTATAAACGAATACCCTTTGACCGCAATAAATGATTCATCCATTGATTTGACCTCAATGCTTATCAATGTAAGTGCAACAATTTTGGTTGCAAGAAATTCAACATCTACAATGCTTTTTGTTAATTCGTTAATGATAAACACATCCGAACCATACACCATCATAATGGTAGTGATGTATGAAATTAGTTTTGGAACGAGTCCATTCCTAAATATTTTTGATGTGATTTTTTCGTTTAGTTGTTTGGCTTTCCAAATGCCAAATGCAGTATCAATAATGGTGCTTAAACTAATTAAAATAATAAGCGGTTTTATTGGTGCAAAAAATAGTATGATTACTTTCAATATAGATGTCAAATATGTTTTCATTCTTCTTCGTCCGTTTCAGGAACAATACAGAATGTTGAGTCAGGATATTTTTCGCAGTATGCCTTTAGATACAAGCCACTATCACCAGCGAATGTATGAACGCCTATTGGATCAGGATAAACCTCATAATCTTCAAGGCTTTCAACTTCCTTGTTTAATAACATATCAACCGAATATTTAGTCGATAGGTCAGTGCATATTCCTTCCTCGTCAAATGCTGAACATATGTGTCCAATCTCAACGACTGCATTGATTGCTGGTATTAATGTTTCGTTCCCTTCCTCATCTTCACTATATAAGGTTGGTCTAATGGTTTCCCATTGCTTATCTGTAAATTCGTATTTCTTAAAAATCATTATGTTGTTAATGTTGTTAATTCGCTATCACTTAACGCCTCGTCAAAGACCATTAGTTGTTTTGTTTTGCCGTAGAAAGGTAAAGCTGCATCTCCCCTATCAAATGATAGCTCTGATAAGCCAACTGGAGCGAGTCCACTTGTATCTGTTGCAACCTCAACTCCATTCACCCACAAAGCGAAATCATTTGCTTTGTATTTTACCGCAACTTTTAAATAGTTAGTTATTGTTTGACTGCTTGTCATTAATGCTTGGTTTGATGCTCCAGACCTTATGATTGTTCTTAATGTGTTTGTTGCCGAATACCCAATTGTAATGTTATTATCTTGACTTCCATCTGATATTGAAAGTCTTGTTGTTCCATCACCAACCTCTGCCAACGCTGCTATCTCCGCAAATAAAACCCCTTCCGAGTCATTAAACGTCGCAGCAGTCCCAGCATTGGTGCAGACATCTGCGGTGCGAGTTGCGGTTGCTGTCGTCGTTGGTATGATGGATGTGGGATAGCTGCCAACCTCTGCTTGTGCGTGTTGCAAATATATGAAATCCCCATTGCTTGTATTAACATTTCCAACTGCATTTGCAATATAAACTTGAACAGACCCAGAGCCACTTGCAACAGACATATTTAATCTATACCATTCGTTACCCACACTTTCAATACTTGCACTTGTAACACTTGCTTGACTTCCAATAGAGCCTGATTCAAGATTATAATATACAACTCCGCTTCCTAATACAACCGCAACAAATTTTGAATTTCCAGCTTTAGCATAAATTGAAAAAGTATATGCACCACTTGAGAGAGAATTTGAATTTATTCTATCATTATTGCTTCCGTTACCCACTAATTTCCAAGCATCTGTTGAGTTAAAA